CCCGGCCGTAGCTTGATCCGGCATGGTACGATTTAAAAATGCAAACTCAAGCGTGCCGACGTGGGCACCCCCGGACACCGGAAAACACCTATCCGTCCGGGGGTTGCCGACCCTGCCAGCAACTACGTGATTCGGGAACGGCCACAATCGACACTCGCAAGCCGGGTGACGGGCGCACTTGCAAGCTTGGGCATCTTGTCACGGGCGACAACTTACGGGTTGTCGTCAGTAACGGTGCCACTCGGTATGTTTGTATTACGTGCTACAAGATGCATCAAAAGAACAATGCGCTACGTGAAATGCGCAATTGTTATGCGGCGTACGGCAACCGATGCAAGTGTTGTGGTGAAACAAATGAATTGTTCCTAACGCTTGACCACGTAAATAACGATGGGCATGTTGATCGTAAAGTTGGTCTTGGTGGGTTGCCTATGTACCGAAAAGCTCGGATTGCCGGGTATCCGGATATCTATCAGTTGCTTTGCTTCAACTGTAATTGCGGCAGAGCACGTAACGGGGGGACGTGTCCGCATGAGTGTTGATCCGATTGTTGTTAGCTGGTCAGAAATTGATACAGGAAGACAATGCAAGCTCAAGCACCACCTGTCCTATAACGAGCGTTGGACCAAGCCGGTTGACGACAACAGTCCGCTTGGCAAGGGGGTGCTCTGGCACACCGTCGTTGAGACGCGTTACAACGTCATCATGGCTCACCAAATGCCCAACGGCGGGTGGGACGTGTCGGCCGATGAGTTGGAAGCGCTAGCCACCAAGGAAGTCAACGCGCTACTCGACAAGTTCACAAGGGACGGTGGGGACGCTGGCGTTGCCGCGCTCATGGGGTGGATGTACCGGGGTTACGTCGATGTGTACGGGCTTGACCCTGAGCACACCATCATGGGTGTCGAAACGACGCACCTAGCGCCGTTGGGCACGATCGATCTTCCGGACCCGTCATCGAGCAACGGGCTTGGTACGGCACCCGTTCCGGTTGTCCTCAAGTTCAAGATTGACCGCACGGTCAAGGACAACCGGGGTCACGTGAGGGTCATCGATGAGAAGTCGCACGGACAGTTGCCGACCGATCACGACTATGACTTTCTTGACCAATTCGGACTGTACGTGTGGGGTCTGAAAAAGCTTGGCATCAATGTTCGGGGTGCCATCCACAGTGCCAGCAAGACCAAACAGAATCAGGGAGACATCTTCAAAGAGGGGGATGAGGGTTGGAAGTCGAGCATGAAGAGTACGCCGCTCGATGCTCGGTTTAAACGCACCAACATCCACTACACAGAGGCTCAGCTAGCCGGTATCGCTGCCGACGCGTTGCAAGACGTCCAAGACCTTTACAGCCCTGCCAACAAGCACCAACGACAGACGGACAGCGATCGTTGCCGTTGGCGTTGTTCGTACACAGAGGCTTGTCTATTCGGCCGACGTACCGGCAAGCCCGGTGATACCGTCCGAATGTTGGCGCTGTCGGGGTTCACACAAGAGCGTGAGAGGCATTGACATGGGTGACACACTCGCGGACCAAGAGGATTTCATCAAGGGCTTGTTCTACGGTCCGGCCAAGCGACGCAAGACAACGTACATGGCGGGTGCGTCGCGTCTCGGCAAGATCCTTGCCATCGACACAGAGGGTGCCGGTTGGCTCAAGCACCCGCTCAAGCGGTACGGCGCGAACATCGACAACATCGTGTATCGCAAGGCAGCGTCGTACAACGACATGGAACGCATCTTTTGGGAGGATGCCGAACCCATGGCGGAACGTGGGGAACTCATCTCGGTCAACGTCGACCACCTGAGCGACCTTGAGCAACGGTTCATCCGTGCGGCAACGATGGCACGGCAGAACAAGAAAAGCGGCTTGGGTCGCGTTGAGAACTTCAAGAGCGCGCAAGCCCTGATTGACAAGGGGGTCAATCCTTTCCAGACAGAGCTTGGTGACTATGGAGTGTGGACCAACCAAGCCCGTCATCTCATGCGGCTTTACCGTGACTTGCCGTGTCACGTTTTCTTCGCTGCGCACTACCGCGAGGAAGACGGGAAGATGGTACCGGGGCTCACGGAAAAGTTCCGGGAAGAACTCATGGGGTCGCTCAACCTCATCGTGGGTGCGGACTTGCATGAGTTCGGCACGGATGATGAGGATGTCATCGGCATTGGTGTCTGCCGTGAGATCGGACGGTGGCGCGGGGGTGATCGAGTCGGCATCACTCGACCGATGACTGTCAATCCGTCTGCCGATCGGCTCATCTTGGCGTCGCGTGCTCAGCTTGACTTCACTGCCGATCCTGAAACCAAGAGTTTCAAGGAACGTCTCGCACAGAGTCGCAACGTCTAGTAATGTAATTGGTGTCGGGCGGTACGAAGCATAAGGGTTCGCCCCTGCCGTCCGACCCTAGCAACGGGGTCGTTTAAACAACATCGAGGAAGGCAAGAGACATGCCCAAGATGGACAGCAAGGCCGCTCAGCGCACGCAGTCGGCCGAGTCGGGTTGGGACATGGATGAGGGTATCTACCTTGTTCAGCTCAAGGAAGTTCTCGACACCAACCCCCGCACCAAGGAAGCCCTTGAGGGGAGCAAGGGACCGTACTGGAATTGGGTCGTGACGTTCCCCAAGTCCGGTGTTGCCGCCGAGATCAACGACGGTCGTTACAAGGGTCGGCAGCTTTGGCGCTCGATCTCGCTCGATGAGTCGGCCGACAACATGCGACAGGAAGCGTTCAACGCTTTTGGTGACCCGACGTGCTCTGTCGACACGGACGAACTCATCGGCAACTATGCCCTTGTCGAGACGTACAACGACGAATACAACGGGCAGATCAACGCCAAGGTGCGGAAGTTCATGCCGGTCGATGCCGACACTGCCGCGCGTCTCGCCGATGGTGGGGAGGGTGGTGCGGCTGTCAAGGGCAAGGGCAGCACGAGCAAGGAAGACCTTTACTGAGTTTGCCGAAACGCTCCACAACGTGAGCGACATCGGGTAGAGTTCAGTACAGAACAGGGAAGCGCGAGGGGCATCCACAAGCAATACGTCCCGAGAGTGTTAGTCGTCGCGTGGCCGGTATAGGGGTTAGCCGGTGTAACATCCACAAACGTTGAAACAACCCAAACTTACAAGAGACAAGGAACACCGATCATGGCTCAGAACGACGCTCCCAAGACCGCTACCAAGCCCGCGAGCAACGCCACTCCCGGTGGCCCGGTCGCCACGACCAAGACCCCGGTTCCGGCCGCTGAGTTCAAGCCCGCTGAGGACACCACCAAGACCGACGCTCCGGCCACCACCGAGAGTTCGGCCAGTGACCGGGGTGACGTCGGCATCGTGACCATCCGGAAGAGCACCCGCGAGATCACGTCGGTCCGGTCGCGTACGTCCACCGACCCCATCCACGTCGCGGTCAAGGACGCTGTCAAGGGTGAGTGGTACGACATCGAGGTTGACGACGACGGTGCAAAGGTTGACCGGGTCGCCCGGAAGCTCCGCGCCGCTGCTCAGAAATTCGACGTTGGGATGAACATCCACCCCGACACCGTTCCGGCCACCGATGAGCGCGGGAACCGCATCCCTGGCAAGGTGCTCGTGACGTTCCGGACCGGTGACCGTGACAAGCGTCCGGCCAAGCCTGCCGAGACTGCCGGTGACAAGGCCACCACGAACGACGCGCCCAAGACGGACGCCAAGAACTGAACCATCCCCCCGGTGCGGGGTGAGCACGGACGTTGACCCCCGGACGTGCTCACCCCCACAACCCCCGCACAACTGAACAACAAGTAAACGGGCACCCGCGTTGACACCATGTCGCGCGGGTGTCTTGCTGTGTGCGCTGGACAACCATCCTAGGACGGAGTGCCAGCGAGCCATCCTAGGAAGCCATGCCGCTTGGTAAAGATCTTGGCAAGACTTTTGTCATCCGGCTGACAACGAGTCTGTCACCCCGTAGTGTTGTCCTTGTAAGCGAGAGACACGGACACGGGAGTTGACATGAGCGCCACCACGAACACTTACAAGTGCCAGATGTGCGGCGACACGGTGGCCGTGACCAACCAACCGACTCACGTCATGGATGAGTGCGGCAAGCTCGGGACCGACACCTCAGAGATTGACATTATCGGCACGCGCGAGTGGAACTGTGACACGGATGACCACGTGTGGGTTGGTGGCATGATGTACGTGCACAACGAGGATGCCGACACCGTGAACGCTGAGCGGCTTGCCAACGGGCTTGACCCGCTTGAGTGTGAGCGGTGCGAGGTTGAGTTTCCGGGGGTGGCCGAGTGAACCGCGCGGACCGTAACGCCATCCGGGAAGCGGTGACCACCATCGACGAACTAACGGCACAGTTGGCCACCCTCACGGCTGAGCGGGACGCGCTCAAGCGCAGCAACGCGGCGCTCAAGGGCACTGTCACGCGGCTCAAGGGAAAGGGTGTTTAAACATGCAACCGTTCCGGAATCACGCGGAGTGGCTTGAATGGCAAGCCATGAACGACGACAACGCGCAAGCAACCAACAAGGCAACAACGCCAAGCGAGTACACGTGTGAGCAAGCCAAGCAAGCGCTCACGAACCGAGCAACAAAGTTCGGGCGAGTTTGGCAAAGTAGCTGACACGCCGTTTAAACGGCGGTAGTGTTGACCTTGTAAGCGAGAGAACAACAGGGGGTCACGATGAACACCAACGCTACCGCCAGTGTCCAGGGTCACAACACCGAGTGCATTTGCTCGGCTTGCATGATGGCTGACATGAGCGCGCACATCCGGGCCACGCGCAGCGTTGAGGATGCCGACCGGTTGCTTGCGGAGCTTGGCACCATCGCTGAGCGGGTCAAGGGTGAGCGTACCCGGTTTGCCAAGCCCGGACAGCGCGCGGGACGTGGCATCGTTCGCAAGATCTCTGACAAGCAAGCCCGTTACCTTGGCTTCCTTATCAAGACTCGTGAGTTCACCTCGCTCTTGGTCAAGCCGGGGTTCACCACCGACATTGAGAACATCTCGCTTGCCGGTGCACGCACTCTGATTGACGCATTGCTTGGCTGTCCTGAGCGGGTGCTGAGCGAGGTTGAGCGCATCGAGATGGACCGGGCCACTCCCGCTCAGGTCGGCTACGCTCTGAGCCTCACCGGCCGCAAGATGGGTTTCAACACCGATCGCAACCCGCGTAGTGAGGCCGAGACGGAAGCCATGCTCAAGGGCTTGAGCAAGCGGGACGTGAGCGCCGGTATCGAAAAGCTGAAGACCATGCCGGACTACGTCGGCACGTCGGTTGAGCCGGTTGCCGGAAGCCTCAAGGAAGCTGTCACCAAGATTGCGGGAATCTACGAACTTGACGGTGAGATCTACCGCATGAAAAAGGCCAAGCAAGGCACGCACTTTTACGCGATGCGGCTTGACCGTGAGGCCGGTGACGCTTGGAACTACGCGGGTGGCATGGCCAAGCGTGTTCCGAGCGAGGGTCGTAAGCTCACCCTTGAGGAATGTGAAGCGCTGAGCATCAAGCTTGGTGGGTGTTGCATGTGTGGCCGGACGCTTACCGCCACGGTTGATGGTGTTGGTCCGGCCGCGCGTTTCATCGGTCCCATCTGCGCGGGCAACATGGGTTTCTGAAAAACATCCGGGGGAGTTTGGCGGAACTCCCCCGGTCCCGCCGTTTAAACGGTAGAGTTACCTAGGTAAGCAACAAGCGAGGGGTTGGGGTCGAGATGGCAAGCAACGGTGCACTTGCGGAGCGCAACGAGCGAGTCAAGTACGCGCGCAGCATTGGTGTCGAAAAGCCGCACATGCTCAAGCGTGAGCCGCTTGAAACCGCGATTGCGGAAGCGGAAGCCGCGCGGGATGCTGCCCGGTACTGTGAGTGCGGCACCCTCAAGGGCAAGTGCGACCGGTGCAACGATGACCCGTTTGATGAGATCGACCCCACGCGCGAGGGTGACCACCTCACTGAGGATGTGTTGCCGGAAGTTGTGACGGTGGCCGATGGCGTGTCGCTCCGCGAGAGCATCCGGGAAGCGTGGCTCATCGACTCTGTGACAGCGCTCAAAGCGATGTTCCGGCAAGCGGGGTTCAACGACATCGACGGTGTTCGGATGGTCATCAGCACGGGCTTTCCGCAAGGCAACGTGCGCAAGGTGATTGGCCAGTGTCACCACGCGGACTTTAACGAGGGTGTTGCCCACATCTTTATCAACCCGACGCAAGATGACAGCGTCAAGGTTCTTGGCATCGTAGCGCATGAGATGGTGCACGCGATGGGTCGCAAGGGGCACGGTAAAGAGTTCAGCGAGGTTGCCCGCGCGATCGGTCTTACGGGTGCGGGGGGTGCGTCCGGCAAGGGGTTTACCGCGACTGGCATTCACGATGACAGCATGGCTGCCTACACGAGCATTGCCGATGAGTTGGGGCCGTACCCACACACCAAGGTCAACCTTGCCGATGGCGGGGTTAAGAAGCAAACGACCCGTATGCTCAAGGTCGAGTGTTTCGGCAAGGTTGTCGACCCCGACACCGGTGAGGATGTCCGTCGGGGTTGTGAGTTGGCCGGTGAGGATGGCAAGGGGTACATCATCCGGCTTACCAAGAAATGGGCTGAGGTTGGCTTGCCGACGTGTCCTTGCGGTGGCGAGATGGAACTTGACGAGAAAGACGGGGGTGCGTGATGCGCATGGTAGACATCGGGTCGGCGCTAGTCATCGGGATTGTCGGTGGCGTTGCCTACGGGATTGTTCGGGACTACCTCAAGCGGAGACGTTGACATGAGCAACTTTGAGAGTGAACTGTTTGCGCGGCTTGAGCGGGAACTTGAGTTGCCGCCCGGTACGCCGGTTATCTACGGGGGTTCGATGCTCGCGGCTCACGGGTTGTGGGTCGTACACAGTCAGATCGATGACACGCGGGTCACGCTCCGGAGCGTCACGGATGAACACGTGCGTTTAA